TTTGAAGACATGTATGAGATTATTGACCAAGTAATCAAAAAGCGCAGAAATAAGTGGAAGTTAAAAGCGATTACTTGGTTTGATTTTGAAGATATAGAACAAGTCATTAAACTTCATATATATAAAAAATGGCATCTATGGGATCAATCGAGAGCGATTGAACCTTGGGTGAATCGTATAGTCACGAATCAAATTAGAAACATCATACGTAATAATTATACAAGTTTTGCGCGTCCTTGTTTGTCTTGCCCATTTAATCAAAATAAAGAAGGTGATTCTGGAATAGAAATGTCATGTGGTTTTACAACCAGCGGCAAACAATGTAATGAATGTCCATTATACGCTAAGTGGGAGAAAGTAAAAAAATCTGCTTACGATATTAAAATTACAGTTAGCTTAGAGAATCATAAAAATTATCTTATGAATTTTGAGTCCACTATAAGCTACGATTACAAAAAGGCAGAAAATAAATTCCATGAACTAATGAGAGTTCATTTAAGTGACAAGCATTTTTTAATTTATAAAATGTTTTTTATAGATAATCTTAGCGATGATCAAGTGGCTCAGATGTTAAGATTTAAAACGAGCGAAAAAGGAAGAAAAGCGGGTTACAAACAAATAAAAAATTTAAAAAAAATGTTGTATGTGAAAGCTCAATTGTTATTAAAAGAAAACGATATATTCTCATCTTAATATGTTAACGGACGAAAACAAAGCATTTATATTAAAGAAGATTAACGAAGGAATTCAAGACTACGTCGTCCTCGCTAATCTACTTTATAATCGTGAAGATTTAACGGGCAGGTCTAAAGAAGCAAAGTTAGTCAGAGACTTTCTTCTAACAACTGGATTTGTCAAAAAACAAGAAAAGCCAAAGCCCACACAAACGATAGAGATACTATCAAAAGAAAATTGTGAATTTATTGAGCAAAACATTAAAACAAGAATAACTCCTAGGCAAGTAACAGAGTTAATATTCCATGAAAAATTTCTGGGCCTTGAAAACTTTAATATTTTTATCACACCTGAGTACAGAGCTGTTCAAAAATACATAAAAGAAAAATATCCTGATTATCTTGTAGATAACGAATCTGGAGTTGGCGACAAATATTCTGTTCCACGCTCAATCAGAACGGTAATTAATAAAGCGAATAAATGGTGCGGCCAAAACATTTCTGAAGATAAATTATCTTTGCAACATAGAAAATGGATGGAAAAATTATTAAATTATTTATCAAGTCCAAGATTTGTTGGCAATTACGACTCATACAACAGCTCTATAGATAAAGAATTATTCGAAGCGGAATTCGTGCGCTCTGTTTGGGACAAGCCTGACTTAACTGTCGATGAAATTAATTTGTATATTAATGTCTGTATGGATTATATCAATCTAAGACAGATTGATATTAAGAAGAATAAGATAAACGATATGTTTAATGAGACGCAGGATCAGAAAGACTTCACAATGCGTCTAACTGAGGTTCTTAAGACGATCTCTGAAGAATACAATCAGTGCGCTGGGCGTATAGACAAGAGTATTCAAAAACTGAATGGCGAACGATCCAAGAGAGTGGAGCAAACGCATCAGAAGAACGCTTCTATACTTAACCTTGTAGAGCTTTTTCAAGATGAGCAAGAACGCAAAATGATGATTCAAATTGCTGATATGCAAAAGCGTACTATTAAGGAGGAAGCTGATCGTTTAGAGAATATGTCTTCATGGAAAGCTAGAATTTTAGGAATTTCTAAAGAAGATGCTATATGATTCAGTGTAAAATCTGTAGCGAACCCTTTAATAACGATAAGTCTTTTCATGCTCATTTAAAAAAGCATAACCTTTATCAAGCGGAGTACTATTGTACACATTACCCGCGAAAATCCCTTTATTATCGCCAGCAAATACCTTTTAAAAATAAGAAACAATATTTTCAAACCGAGTTCCTTGATTATACAGAGTTTCTGAAGTGGGAGGCCGCATCTAACGAAGAGACGGTCAAAACAAAATGTATTGAACTGCTAAAGAAGAGAATAGATGAAAAACAATATCATTTTGCGCCGTTTCATAATGAAGTGATAACTCTTGATTTACCAAGTTTAAATATTTATAAGAAGTATTTTAGTTCTTATACTAATGCATGTAAGCTTTTAAATATTGAGCCTTTATATAATAAAAATTTACCAGAAGCTTTTAATAAAACAGATGTATCTCATTTGCCGATACTGATTGATACTAGAGAACAGGACGCATTGGAATTCCCTAAGTCTAAAATAGAAAAAATATTTGTAGGAGATTATCTAATCGCTGATAAAAAATATTTTACTAATACATTTGTTGATAGAAAAAGTGAAACTGATTTTCTAGGCACTATGGCTTCTGGAATAGAAAGATTTGAGAAGGAAGTTATAAAAGCGGTTGAATTGAATTGTTATTTGTTCGTGGTTATTGAAAGCAGCATAAGTAGCATATTAATAAATCAGCGCAAATACAATAGAAAAACAAATTTAGAATATGTTTTTCATAATATGCGTTCTTTATGCCATAAATATCCAAGGCATATACAATTTATATTCACTGGTAGTAGAAACAAATCTTTAGATATTATACCAAAATTATTATATCATGGTAAGTCAGTATGGCAGGTGGATATACAGTATTTTTTAGATAATGAGCTGGGAAATTGGCAACCAAGTACCAAGGAAGTCGCAGTTAATTTCCAATGAGGAATTAGCGAAGATACCTGGATATATAGAAGAGAGAGAAGCGAAGTTATTGTTTTATCAATTTCTTCGCAACAATACTACTTTTGCTACTGATTTAATAACTGGTGTCAAACTGTTTCCTTTTCAACATATGGCTATTAAAGGCATGTTGGAAAGTGATTATTTTTTGGGCGTGTGGTCGCGTGGTATGAGTAAGTCTTATACTACTGGTATTTATGCCGTACTTGATGCTATATTAAATCAAGGAGTTGAAACGGGTATATTATCTCGATCATTTCGTCAGTCAAAAATGATATTTAAAAAGATAGAAGACATTGCTGCTAAACCTGAAGCTTATCTTTTAAAACAATGCATCACAAAGATATCCAAGTCTAATGATGAATGGGTAATGGAGATTGGTAGAAGCCGAATTCGCGCACTTCCACTAGGTGATGGTGAAAAGCTTCGTGGTTTTCGTTTTCATCGTATTATTATTGATGAGTTTTTATTGATGCCTGAACGTATTTATAACGAAGTTATTATTCCCTTTTTATCCGTCGTTCAAAACCCGACTCAAAGAGAAGAACTTTACAATCTTGAAACCCAATTGATTGCTAAAGGAGAAATGACTGAAGAAGATAGGTATATCTGGCCTAACAATAAATTAATAGCATTATCTTCAGCGTCTTTTAAATTTGAATACTTATATAAGTTGTACGAGCAGTATGAAAATCTAATATCTAATCCCAAAAATAAAGAAAAGACTAAGCGTTGTATTATGCAGTTCTCTTATGACTGCGCTCCGGTTCAGTTGTACGATCAGAATCTAATTAATCAAGCAAAATCAACAATGAGTGAGTCGCAGTTTTTGCGAGAGTTCGGCGCACAGTTTAGTGATGATAGTTCTGGCTATTTTAAAATATCTAAGATGGCGTTATGCACTGTTCCTGATGGTGAGCTTCCTGCTGTTGAGGTAGTTGGCAATCCAGAAGATGAATATATATTGGCGGTAGATCCTTCTTGGTCAGAAACTGAATCATCAGATGATTTTGCAATTCAAGTCTTAAAAATAGATAAAGAAAAGCAAATTAATACTTTAATTCATTCTTACGCTCTCTCTGGATCTTCTTTAAAAGATCATATTAAATATTTCTTATATCTATTGCAGAACTTTAATATTATAGCGATCTGCATGGACTATAACGGCGGCGTTCAGTTCATGAATTCTTGCAATGAAAGCGAATTATTTAAGGACGCTAAAATAAATTTGAAATCAATGGTAACAGAATTCGAAAGACCCGAAGAATATGCTCAAAATTTATATTCTGCAAAAACTGAATACAACAGATCAGATTATAAATACGTTTTCTTAAGAAAACCAACTTCAGGTTGGATACGATTAGCGAATGAAATGTTACAAGCGAATTTCGATCATCGCCGTACATATTTCGCTAGTAGAGCTATTGATGATAATTTCAGAAGTCAAACTAAAAAACGTATTGGCATTACAGATTTAAAATTCTCTAACGCTTTAGACACTGAAAAAGAAAATGAAGAAGCTAAAATGATTGATTTTGTAGAACATTTAACTGATATGATATTGTTAACTAAAACAGAATGCGCTCTCATACAAATAACAACATCTGCTCAAGGTATGCAGAACTTCGATCTTCCAGCGAACCTTAAACGTAAGTCTGGACCAGATAAACCTAGAAAAGATAGTTATTCTGCATTAGTATTAGGAAACTGGTTGTGCAAAATTTATTTCGATATGAATAATACTCAAGTTGAAGATATGACTGAAACTTTTGAACCTATGTTTATAGCTTAATATGAATTATAATATTTTAAATGAAATTGATAGTTGTTTAGATCTTGAAAAATCAAGATTAAAATTTATTAATAAAATTTATAATCACTTCGCTTTATTAAATAAACCAATTAATATATTAGAAACTGGTTGTGGGCATTCTCCAACAACTAAAACGTCTGCAAGTATGACTTATATATTCGCTAAAATTATAAAAAATTTAAAAGGCGGTTCTTTACTTACTGTAGATTTAAATGAAGATCATTTAAATAAATGTAAAGAAATAACAAAAGATTTTTCTGATATTATCGATTATAGACTGGGTGATAGCGTAGAAGTACTAAGAAATTTAAATGAAGATTTTATAAAATCATTAGATTTAATAATATTAGATTCATATGATTTATATTTATTCAATCCTAATCCATCTGGAATCCATCATTTGCAAGAATTATTAGCATTGTATAATAGAATTAATAAAAACTGTTTAATAGCGATAGATGATAATTTTTTACCTGGGACTTGGGTGGATTGGATATGGAATGATGGTAGAGTGGAAAGATTTGAAACAAAAGAAAAATTAATTGGTAAAGGAATGTTTTGTCATGATTTTTTAATTAAAAATGATTGGATAAGAGACGATTCAATACTTTGCGCTGGACATAATGTTTTTTTATATAAGCATAAAAGTCACTTTTAAAGTTACAATGTGTAACTATTATTAACATGAGTCGCAAATATAATAAAAGATCAGATTATTGGGGTAAATTCTCTAAAGCTCAAGAAGGTCAGTCTGAGCCGCTTGACGCTATGTTGAGAGATAATGCTTCTGAACCTTCTTTAGTTGGTGATCCGTTCTATCAACAAGAGGCTAAAGCTTCTAGTTATGAAAGAAGTGGAGGAGGGGAGTCTACTAATTTACGTAGAAATTTGGCTTATGTAGGACCAAAAATTTATAAATACGGAAACATCAGAGAGGGAATGTTGCCGTTCGAAACTTCTATTAACGGATATAATATTCGTGACGCTATAGAATTATGCCAGAAAGCTTATGCAAATATAGCTATTTTTAGAAATGCTGTTGATATTATGTCTGAATTTGCTAATGCTGAAATATATTTAGAAGGCGGAAGTCAAAAATCTAAGGACTTTTTCTCAAAATGGATGAAGTATACAAGGATGTGGAACGTTAAAGATCAATACTTCCGCGAGTATTATCGCAGTGGCAATGTTTTCTTTTATAAGATAAATGCTAAATTTAATATCGACGATTTTCAAAAAATTCTAGAAACATACGCTTCATATGATGGAGCGTCTTATAATACGGATATTAAATTGTATAATTATCCTACGTCATACGACGTAAAGAATTTAATTCCAGTTCAATACACACTGCTCAATCCATATTATTTAACAACAAATCACACAAGTTCTTGGCATCAAATTGTTTATCAAAAAATACTTTCTGAATACGAATTAGAAAGACTTAGATCGCCTAAAAACGATCACGATAAAGTTGTGTTTGATAGTTTAGACAACGATACAAAAGAAAAAATCAGATTGGGTCAATGGGCAAGAGATGGGCTTAAAATTCAATTGAATCCTACAGATATTATTTATTCTTTTTATAAAAAGCAAGATTACGAACCTTTTGCCATACCTTTTGGTTTCGCCGTTCTTGATGATATCAACTTCAAGATGGAAATGAAAAAAATTGATCAAGCTATTTGCCGCACAATTGAGAATGTCATTCTATTGATAACTATGGGTAGTGAACCGGCTAAAGGAGGTATTAATCATAAGAATATAAAAGCGATGCAAAGTCTTTTGAGCAATCAATCTGTTGGTCGCGTTCTAGTTGCAGATTATACAACAAAAGCTGAGTTCATTATCCCAGATATGAATAAAGTTTTAGGGTACGAAAAGTATAAAGTCGTTAATGAGGACATTAAAGAAGGATTGCAGAACATACTTATTGGTTCAGAAAAATTTGCAAACACAACTGTAAAAGCTCAAGTATTTTTCGAAAGATTAAAGGAAGCTAGAAAAGCTTTCTTGAATGATTTCCTACAGCCTGAAATGGAATTGATTTTTCGCAACTTGGGATTTAAAGGTAAATGCCCTATAGCTAAGTTTGAGGAGGTATCTATTAAAGACGAGACTCAATTTAATCGCGTGGTCACGCGCATGATGGAACTCGGAATACTACCTCCAGAAGAAGGGTTGAGAGTAATTGAAACTGGTATTTATCCAACTAAAGAAGAGCTAGGTACTGCTCAAGCTAAGTTTGTAGAAGAAAGAAAGAAGGGATATTATAACCCAATTGTTGGCGGCGTTCCTGTTATCGCTCCTCCAGCTCCTGAAGTTTCAGGAGTTAAACCCCCAATCAAAAAGACAACGACTCCAAATGAAAGAGGTCGTCCTGTCGGGTCTAATGCTTCTGTTTATGCAAAAGACGCAATCGCTAAAGTCATGGATAAAACAAAAGATTTGTATTCTATTGTGGAATTAGGTTTGAAAAAGAAATATTCTAAAAAATCTTTAAACGCTGAACAGAATAAATTAGCACAAGGTATTTCCGAAGCAATCATATTAGGATCTCAGTGTGAATCTTGGACTTCTTTAGCTACAGAAGTTTTAAACGATCCAAATAAATTAGATAACTTTTAATTTTAAGGATCAATTTAAGGAACATATTTTATAAATTCAA